TTCGGCTAGGTCTTTGTCAGCTGTATGATAGGTCTTGCCCTTGGTAATAAAACTATTGACTCGAGCCATGCCCCATTGCTGTGGTGTAGTACCAGGTCTGTGGCCGGTGCGCCAGGCAGCTACGCCACGTTTATAGACCTGTTTAAGAGTACCTAGACCTATGCCACTGGCTTCGGCCTTCTTGGCCAAGGCGCTGTCTGCTGCTTCATTCATTTTATTTTCTTCTTCGTCTTTAAAATCTATGCGTTTGGTTAGATTGAATTTCTTGGCAGTTTTACCATCGGCTCTGTGCAATAATATGGCCTGCACACTATGTGTTTTGGGATTCATGCTTTCTTCTACCTCTCCGGCACCAAAAACTGGGACATGAGCAATGGGCTCATTGGCAAAACTAGAATCACGATGCATGCTTAGATCAGACATGGTTTTTAAATGATTGATCATCCAGTCTAGCTCATCGTCGGCTATGCCCAAAAGGTTCAGCGTGTCATGTGCTATGCTCATGTACATGGTAAAATCATGAACTAGCTCTTGACTTGCAAACTTGGTATCTAGTGCGTCACGCTCTACGCCTAGCATGGCATCTGTAGCCTTGACAGCCTTGCTAACAAACACAGGATTCAGCTCGGCATTGCCTGTAACTTTCTTAAGTGTAGCCACAGCACCAGGACATAGATCCAGATTGCTGGTAGTATAGCCCATGTAGGTTAATTGTTCGGCAGCTTCGCGCATCATGCGTCGTTGGCTAGAGGTCATGAGTATGACTGGAATGTTTTGTTCACGAATACGAAAACGTTCCTGATAACGTTTGGTATACTTGCTTAGCTTGGTTTCGGCTTCGGCATCACCAGGAGCTGGTTTATAGGCGCTGGGATCAGAGCTGCTCTTGGCAGCATTTTTCTTAAAGTGTTGGCGCCGAGCCACCTGAGTAGCATGCGATAGTTCACCTGAATATTTCTTAGATAGACCACTAGGATTTGTAGGATTCTGTTTAGCTTTCCCAGTTTTGGTATAGTATTGTCCTGATCTTTCTTCTAGATCAGCTATCCAGTATTTCTCCGTGGTGTGATCTTCTATTTGTAAAGTAACGTAGGTACTTCCTCTATAAACTATCTCGGCCTTACCATTTTCTGTAATGACTCGGTCGCCTAGATTATATATTTCTCCGTTGATGTACAGATGCCTGAGTTCACGATTTTCTTTGCGAACCTGTCCCTGACGTACATCATTGTATAGTTCTCGAGCCTGAGCGTCCGAAAAATGTGCTGGTACGCCTTTGCGAAATTCTGGATAATCGTTGGCAGCTGCATGAGTACGCATTTTGCTGGCGCTCATGCCTTCGGCACCTTCGCTGTCGGGATCTCGCTCTAGACTTACTCCAGCCAGCTTGTGCATTTCTTTGGCATCGGGTACACGAATGCTTTTAAAATTGTAAAAATCTGGATGGCCATTGTATTTGTGCAGTGTATCGTGATATTCTTGCACACGATCCGAACCAGCCACCATGACCAGATGCTGATAGCCAGCCTGATGCAGACGCTTGGCCTGATGCAAGAAGCTGGGCATTTCTTTACTGGTAGCTGTTACCTTAACCTTGGGAAAGGCTCTTTTAACGTGCTTGAGCTTTTGCTCAACGTTTAGGGGATTTTTCTTGGGATCATGACTATGAGTAATGCTAAGCTCATAGTCTGCATTTAATTTTTGTGCTACTTTCTGACCAGCCTCGACCATTTTTTGGTGGCCTATGGTAACAGGGTTCATGCGACCATGGCTAAAAACCACAGTGTCTCGACGACCTTCTACCAGAAAAGTTTTAAATTCCATGTTCATCCATTTAAATATAACCGTTTATTTATATGCTAATAAATTTCACGCCATTGAATAGCAGTTCCCACATTGGTTGAACTGCTTGTCAAGTTCTTTACAACTATACAAAATATTTCGGAGTTTGAACTATCAAAATTCTGTACAATATAATTTTTCTTAGCTGATGAGGGTTGATTAGATGCTGGTGCTCCCCCGGTCTTATTATTAACACTTCCCCCAGTTGTTGACGCTGCAACAAATCCACCGTCTATTTCTTCACCATCAGTATATGCAGTAAGATCTATGTTGTACTCTATGCCTGAATTATTGTTCACAGCAGTCCAGGCCTGAGCATTGGCTGTTAGATTAGCTACTGAAGGCAACTTAACTAGATACCAGTTTATGTTTTGCCCATCACTAAAAACATTGATACCACCCATGCGAACAATCATGCGATTTTTATAGGTTCTAAATGTATTTTTTAGGCGTATAGCCATAAGCGGTTTGGTAGCATTCGCTGATAATGCTATGAGATTGGCTGTATGTACTGCCCAGTCTTGACCGGCCTCTACATAACCCCCTTCGGACATTACAGTAGAACAAATCTGATCCATGTAAGCACCACCAGTCGTGCCTGTATTTTTTATTTCACATCTAACTGGCAGATTGGGAGTACTCATGTATACATTGGCTAGAACATTACTATTATAAAAAGTATGAGCATAAACAAATTCATTTTCATGCACGAAGCCACATCTAACGCTGCCTACACCTAACCATTGAAAATCGAAATTAGTTAGTTGTGTTTTTGTTATGTCTAGATTAAATTTACTAAACCCATTGCCATCACAATGATCTCCGTTCCAATCAGACTGAACGACTCTGCGTTCCGATACTGAACCACCTACAAAACTTCTAAGTACAAAATATAAATTTCCATCGCCAGTCTGTTCAAGAAATACACCATTTTCATCGTCATAGTACCCAGTACGTTTGGTCACATTAGCAGTGGCTTCATAAAAATTAAAACTGCTTAGTACTATCTGCGATTTACCAGGCATGTAATGATGATAAAATTTAGTCTGATGAACTACTCTAGCATTGGCATGGTTATTTGTGGTTAATCTAGCAGCTGCTGCATGAGCTATAAAGGTTATGTTACCACCATATTCAATCATGTCATTAAAATTAGGATCCAGTCCATAAAGATGTTTATAGTCGCCAAGTGTAAAGGGTTCTGATACTCTAGCTCTACCAAAAGCATCTAGATTTATAACAGGCTCATTAAACAAATATGTCATACAATTCTCCAACCGTTTCTGTAAAGTAACTGTACAGCACCGTTACTTATTCTTAGTATAAAACCGCCTATGTCATTATCAACAGTACCAATAACTGTAATGGGGTTGTGTTTGGCATTACCTGACTCGTCCTTAATAATATATTCGGTGCCATTGTTAACAACTGTTGGTAATACTATGGTTACGGGGTTGTTATAATTTACACCTATGTAATAATCTTTAGTAGTTATTTCATAATATGAATTAGTTATGAGTTTAGTAGCTCTATCTAGTGTCTGAGCACTGCCTGCACCGCCACCAGGTCCTGCCAGGCTAATTTTACCTAGCCATTGTTCTAGATATTTTACTTTTCTTTGCAGGCTTACTAGGTCTGTAGACGCTGCAGGTTCAGGTTGCTGAAAACTATCGCGCTTTATGCTGGCACTTATGCTGGCTGCTGCTAGGTCTGCAAGGCTTTGTTCGGCGATGGTGTCGGAGGAGGCGGAGGTGGTGGGTATCTCTTGGGGCGTTTCCTGAACCAACTCATGCGTTTCCTCCTGTGTATTTTCTGTTATAAATTTTTCTAAATCATCCAAACTTGGCGGTTCAGGATACAGAACAGCAGTTTCCTTGATAAGATTCTGTATCTGTTGCTTGCTATCCTGTAGTGCATTAAAAAGGTCACGTTCAAGACCAGAACGAACACTTTCTCTTAGCTCGGCCTGAAATTCCAGATAGGCAGCTACCTCGGCTACTAGATCGGGATCGGGCTCCTGTCCCAGAGCTCTGGCTAATTCTATGAGTTTAGCTTTTTGTTCAAGTTCAGTTTTTAACATAACGATGATTGACAGTGGTATCTGTACCTACTACAATGTTACTGTGGCGTTTGATGGTATATTGGCCTGGTGTTAGCTTCAGGGCCCATAAAGTAGCTTCAGGTGTTCCCCATTGGTGGATGTCAGGATCATAGTCTTCTCGAATTCTTTCACGGTTCTTTCTGGCGAATTCTGATCTATCTACTAGTTTAAGTGGCGTATTGTTTATGACCAGTACGTGACCTTCGGGATTAGTAGGTTTACCGTCTATGGTATGCTTAAAGTCATAGTCCGCAGCATTCAATGGACCCATGATGGCATGCTTGGCCTGCTGTAAATGATGATGCATGTCAAAGTATCGTTGCCAGTTTTCCTTGTGCGCTTCCATGTTAGCCAAAGTATTGGCCATGTGTTCTCGGGCAGCAGCAACTCCCTTGGCACTTTTCAAACTGTCTACTCGTTGCTGCAGCTTACCTTCTACATGATTTCTAAGTCCTTCATAGCTCATGCGCTGAGCCTGATCGGACATCTTGTTAGTATAGGTGCTTAGATGTGCAGCATCAGCTGTATCCAGATGACTAAAATCATGCTGCTTGTGCAGTGTAGCAGCTGCTAACAGATGCTGTTTAACTTGCTTTTGTGCTTCGGGTGGATAATGTACCTTGGCAAGATCCAGTCTATGATCTATGACATGCACGTCTGGATGGCTGTCTATGTCACCAGTATCGGTATTGTATTCTACCTTGGGGTCTGATATGCTGCCTGTATAGGCTGTATGCAAAGCAACACCCACCTTGGCTTTGTCGACCTTTCGACCCTCGGCACTGTGACGATCCACACTATAGTTTATGGTGTTGGGTTTAAAATGATGATGGCTGCGATCGCTGGTCACGTCATTGTCGGACTTGGTATGCGAATACATCATGTCGCCCTGCATGATTTTATGATGGGGCGCTATCTTGGGCAAATGCTGTAGGGCAGTTTTAAGCTTCTTGACCAGGCCTGGAGCATGACCGTGGTTACGTTCTATGTCAGCATCAGTATAGTTTACCTTGGCATCTTTGTTGAACAATGACTTAGTACTAACAAAGAAACGATGGGTATCAGGGTGATAGCCAAAAGTAACACTAGGACTTCCATCGTACTTCGTTGTGAGTCCGTAGCTGGCTTCGTTCCTTTGCCCACGCATAGCGCCATGCAATAGACTAAGACTTTTGTGTACATGGTTAAAACCTTCGTCACCAAATCTAAGAAAATCTTCGGCATGATCTATGTGCTTTAGAACTTTGTTGGTCTCGGCCATGCTGGCCGCTTCTTGTAAATGCCCGATAAAACTTCGCATGTTTTTCCTATTATCTAAAAGCCAATAGTATGGGATCTTGTTTGAGCTTTGCAGTATCTATGTCGGAATTACTGCCCGGCCTAAGCGGAGCAATGTTATAGGGCGAAGCCTTGACGCCATAGAATTGCAGTGTCATGACAAACTGATAATCACCTCCACCCTTGTACTGACAACGAACTCTGATCTTGCACTTGGCCGAAGTATTAAACTGAGGTATTGCTCCGAGTTTTGCTGCCCTAAGTTTGGCATTTAGGCCCAGAGGATCGGAATTGTTCAGCAGATAGAAGCCATGACTACCAACATTGATATAGTAGGTCTTTTTAGAATTATAATAATCGCTAACGGCCTTGCCTCCTACTTCTAGATGAACTTCGTTGGGCCCACCGTATTGTTTGAGATCGTATTCGTAGGCTTTCTTTTTGTCAGTAAAGCCTGGTGCTAGTATCTTTTTGCCTCGAGCATCGTTCTGGAGTGCAGGTACTTTGCCTCGCCAGTTACGTCCAGCATTACCGGACTTGTTCATTTCGGTCAGCAGTTTGGCCCTGGTAGCCAGTTCATACATGAAAGTTTTTTCGGGATCGTTGGCAAAATCTCCAAATCCCCAGCTGCCAGCATAGTATTTCATGACCAAACTGCCTGCAGCTGTGGGCTGGTTCTTTAATTCACAGCCTGTAGATTTGCCTGCAGCATTTTTAATAGTAAGGTCGGGCCTATCATGCGATGCACCAGCAGTTCCGCCAGTGCTTATGCCATAGGCTTCTAAAGCTGCATATGCCTTGCTTTCGTAGATAAAACCTTCTTGTGCCATCATAACCCTTTTGGATTATTTATGGTGCAAGAAAACAAGAAAAAACCCGCCGAAGCGGGTTAAAGTAGCTCTTTGCTGTTAGGCAAATACCCTAGCACCGTTAGCACGATACGCAGCAGCTACCATGGCACGACTAGGCGTACCCAAACGATAGGCTGTCTTACCGTTCTTGGTAGTGTTCGAGTAAATTGCATAACCTTCGCTACGCAATTCGCCAATGGCCTTGGCTGCAGTTTCTGCAGTGCCACGAGTAAGACCCGAGAGCTGACCAGCAGTAAACTGTCGACCAGATTTAAGTGCTTTCAAAACAGTGTTTTTAATCATAATATCTCCATAAAAAACGCAACTCAGGGTGTTGCGTGAACCAGACAACATACTAGCAGTACGTTGTTACGTTGTCAATACCGTTAGATATTTTTTACAAATCCTGCAATCATATCTACAGTACTGCGCATTTTGCTAAATTCAAAATTGGGACTAGTTTCGTTCCAATATTCTGAATCGGCCATGACCAATTGCTGGTTTGATCTATCACTCAGACTAGCATAGTGCTGAAACAAATCAGCATTATCATGTTTACTTTTAGTAGCTCTAATCAAAAGTAAAGGCCTGGTAACTTTTTTAACTATATGCTTGGGTGGCAAACCACTTACACATACAGTACTTTTAATTTTATCATTACGCTCCTGCGCCATTAGAGCCAGACTACTGCCAAAACCAAATCCTAGTAAGTGGGCAGGGCCAATTTTATCCAGTGCCTGTTTTATAAAATTATCAACCACATCAGTAATATCTGCATTGCGCATAGCGAGCTGAGCTTCGGCGGCGTTAGCTGGCAACATACCCTGATAATAGTCTAATACGTGAATGCGCAGATGCTGCAAAGAAAGTCTCTGAGCCAGATTCTTTGCAGCAGTAGTTGCTCCCCAGTAATCGGGGAGCATGAGTACAGCAGGTCCATCGCCTGCGTAAAATAGTTCTAGGTCTTTGCCCTGGTGTTCCGCGAGTTTGATTTGGCCCATGTACGTAGTTTTCTTAGATATTCTCGACCAACCAGGCCCTGTTCGATTTCACGTAAGGCCAGAATGGTTGGACCATCTGTAGTATTTAGCGTAGATTTTTTACCACGTTTGAGTTCACGAGCTCGTGCAGCTGCAATCAGCACCATGTCGAACTTGTTACCAATTTTTTCTGCTGCAATCTGACTAGTAATTCTTGCCATAATGTATCCCTGTTAAGCGGCCTACTGTCTCCCGACGTTGGCCGTATATTTATTAGGCCGCGATGGCCTTGAGCTCTTCGATCTCCAGATCAGTATCAACTGCTGGCGGCGCTTTCACAGCGGGCCTGACCTTGGCAGGTTTAGCAGCCTTGACCTTGGGAGACTTTGCAGACTTAGGAGCTTTGGTACGTGGTGTCTTGCTCTTGAGTGCATGGTTAGTATTAGCATCTTCAAGAACTTCACGGTAGGCAGCTACGGACTTAAACTGTTCTAGAGTCAGCAAGTAGGCTGGAATTTCGTCTCGAGTCATGGGACGAGGCAATTCGACGTATAAAATGTCGGTATTGCCAGCCTTGGCCTGACGAACTTCGGTATCGCTAACCGACAAAGTCGAGTAACGAGCCTTGAGCTGACCAGCACTGTTACGAGCTACACCAGCGACCAGATATTTTTCATGTGTCATGATAAAGTTCCTTCTCAAATTGTTCAATGAACATATGATAAATTGGGCTGTCTGTCAAGACCGAAAGCATCTTTTCTTGAGCCCATGCTACGATTATAGCACCTTTCAATGCCCCTGTCAACCGTAGGGGCATTACCAACTGGATCTGTAAACCATGTCCATGTTCTTTTTAAGCTTCAGGGCCCGACTCAAAATAACAACAGTTTGTCTGACGTCATCCATGTAGTCGTCACCATATTCGGTACTGCCAAAGAAGAAGCCCTGTTGAGTAGGCAAGAGCTCTGCAGCCATGCTGGGAGCTGCCAGTACAGCCTGACAGGCTGCTAACAGACGTTCGAGATCCTTTTGATGTACCGGATGCTCTTCACAGTCATCCCGACCAAACTGAACATTGTTCACAAACCATTTGTGAATATGGTTAGCCTTACGCCAGTAGCCTAGTTCAACTTCTACAGTACTGGCTTCAAAATCAGGCATGTCTATAAGACAGGCAACCTGCTTACGTTGGGTTCCATTGTAGTCCAGCCAAACCTTGCCTTTTAGATACATGTCTAAACCCATGATAATCTCCTAAACAATATTCTTTTCACGAATACCAGTCTCAAACTGAGACCAAAGTTTCTCGAACTTGAGCTCATAGAGCGACTTAATACCCAAAAGCAAGTTGCTAAGCTCATCTTCGGTAAGAGCCGGATTGCGATCGCAAACTGCTTCGAACACTTCATTAATGGCTTTGGTAACGCCCCAGCAATCTAGCAGTTGCTGTTCAAAGTCAAATCTATCGAATTTCATATTAGCTTCCATGATAAAGTACCAGATATTCTGCGTTGTTGGTTGAAGTATTAGTCCTGTAGACCATTTGTTCACCGTCCCAACCATCCTGGTCCTGGCGAGGATCATTTTCGGTTAGATGAACATAGGTTCTGTAATCATTGGTTTTAGGGTTGACGATTCGAACTTCACGGGGAAAGGTTCCGTCGTGCTGACAGATTATCTGATTCAGATGCTTTTGCCATTTGCACTGATCCAAAGTTATAACTAATTCTACCATGTCAAATTCCTAGCTTTGCTTTCACAGCAGTTGAATGACGACAATAACGATGAAACTGAAAACCTACACAATCGCAGCTGACTCGACCAGCATGCACCGTAACCTCGTAACTCTTGCCCTTGCTCTTGCTGGTCACTCGAAAAACTCGAATGCCTACATCAGTTTCTGACTGGACGAATCCAACAATTACGCTTTTATGAACATGGCTGATTGGAAAGTCTGGATTGCCAGTCTTGACGCTAACATAGTTGTTGTCAAGCCAATGTGGCGTTTGTACGACAATGCCTCTGACTGTATTTCGGTCGAAATCCCTACCCAGTATGATGCTGGGGCGTTGGGTCTGAATTTCTACTTGGGTGCCAATTTGATATTTCATACTGCAATTATAGCACCTTTCTATACCCGAGTCAAGTCAAGGGTCTTTGTGTGGCGAAAACGCCACACTGCCTAAATCTAAGGCAATTTCACCCATCGCCCATGGAAATGCCTATTCTGGCTGTAAGAGAAATTACCCTATGGGCAGTATGTTTAGGTACGTAAATAGCATCTCCAGGCCAGAGTACATACTTCGAATCTTGTATTATCCAAAGTGTCTGTCCTATTTGCTGCCAAAAAAGAACATTCATGTCATCAGAATGTTTTGGTGTAACATGTTTATTATTATACGCACAATATACGTGAATGCTTGCCTGATATCCCAGATCAAAATCGTTAATTAGTTTTTTAATACCAGATAATTTTTTTAAAATACTGTTATTTTCCGATACCAGACCATGAGGAAATACTTTATTACTAGAAAAATCAAACAGGCTATTATGTTTTACTTGCTGATTAAAATTTTCCCAGGTTAAACAGGGCTTAGAATATTTCCTAATAACAAACGAATGATTTATTTTACCAAAAATTTTACACATTAAAAGTAGTTAAAGTTTATGGTCATTCTGAATTTACTGTTGGTACAGTTGGTACTATTGTGCATTATTGTTGGCATCAAAGCTATTCTATTTTCTTTAGACTCTATAATTTGATTGCCTACTCGGGTAAAACCATTGGAGTTATCTAAGTAAAAAATTGCATTTTTGCATTCATAGGGAGTATCTATATGTTCACTGTGTTCAAATAAAGTTTCAGTATATGTGTATAGGTTAGCCTTTGCTCTAATTAGTACCTTTGGGTTTAAAAACTCTAAAATTGGAACAATTGTATTAAAATGTATAGATTTTTCTATGTGTTTAAATAAAAACATATGAGTAAAATAAAAACATCTTGGATCATTAGCCATTGTATCATCGTCTATAAGACTGTCATTTAATTGCCAGGGGATGTCAGATAATAGTTTTTTTAAAAACATAAATTTTTCTAAGGGCAATAAATTATCTATTATCTCAATTTTCATAATAATTTATCTTTAAAAACATAAATCTTTTTGAATTAGTACAGCTATACGTATTATAAACATCATTACCGTTTAGAAATACAACTCTATTTTCAATTGCTTCGATTTTTGTATTGCTTATTTCCAATCCACCATTACAAGTATTTAAAAATAAAATCATACACCTATTGAAAAAACTATAATCAATTCTGGGGAAATGTTTAACTATTTCTTTGGACCCCATATAACAAACTATTTTAGCCTCAATAATGTTTTTTTCATTGGCCTCATCTATGCGGTTCAACTCCTGGTAAAAAGGAGATACTTGTTTGTTATTATAGTAGATATCATGAATAAAATGAAAGAAGGAATTATCCTCCGGGGCATAAAAGTTATCGGAAAATTTAGCAGAAAAATTTCTATATTCCCAAGGAAAATTGCTTGACTCTACAATTTCCTGTAATCTATAAAAATACTTACTATACAAATATTTTTCATACCATCTTAAACTAAGTATCTGTTCGTAACCATTCATGATCTTTTTTCACTAAAATTATTTCTTGGTCCCATAATCTAGTAATTGTAAAATCTAGATTAACAGCTAACCATTCAACTTTTAGGCAATTAGCTGCAGTGTAGTTTTCTCTGCCATATTTTTTAACAGCGATTTGTTCTATAACTCCTGAATCTTCATCCATTAGTATGGCATTTACAATATCTGGGTCGAATACTGCTTCTTTAATTTTATGTTCGGTATACCAACCTGCTCTGGGTATATTTGTTATAATTACTGCAACTTTGCCCTGATGATTTATATACTTAGGTATTTCTTGCATTTATTTTTCCAAACTCTTTATGAATTTTTTAAGCTCGGCTTCGTCAACTAGTCCTTTTTCTACTAGGTGTTCTATGGCTAGGTTTATTCCGGATTCAATACCTCTGTGAAAACAGGCCAAACAGGCTAATAACAAAAGTATGATCTGAACGATATCCAACCAATAATTATGCTCCATGGTAATCCTTAGTATTGCCAGTGTTCTTGGCGAGTTTTAAAAAATTTGTATTGGTTGTGCGCCTGCAAGAACCTAGCAACCAGACCGCCTTCCCGTCCATAGGCTTCGATTTCCCAGGGCTGATCCCAATAAAAAGTATCAGCGTAGGGTACGCCGTGCCAGGTCTGTACCATGCGCTTACTAATGTATCTATCACGCAACTCACCATAGGCAAATTGCTTGGCATGTATCATTTCATGCGCTAAAGCAGTCAGCATGGTCAGTCCATGTTTATTTAATTTAAGTTCAATTTGAAACTCACGTGGCTTCCAGGATTCTAGCGGACTGCAATAACCGCCAGCATTTAGCTTAGAGCTGGCTTCGACATAAAAAAACAGGTACGGCAACATTTGTCTTTTAAACAAATGTTTAGCAAAAAAACCAGTAGCCAGCTTGAGCTGCTGGTTAAGTTTTTTGTTTTTAGTACCCTTAACAGTTATGTACATTAGTCAGTAAATGATTCGGGTTCTTGGCCGTATAATTTTATGATACTGTTGCTTTCTAACTCAGTCTTAATGTATTCATTAAGTACTTTCTTGGCTTCATCAACAGCAATTTCAATCACTGTGGTTCTTTGTTCTGGTTCCATGTTAGATCTTTATAGAGCTGAAATCTCTTAGTTTATTGAATGTTGATTTTTTGACGCCTGGTACTTCTAGTGCATCAGAATTCAACTTAATACCTGCATTATTTAGGTTCCGTTGTGCTCCGGCTTCTAGATCATACAGACGCATTTTAGCGCGATCTACGCCTATTACAAACTTCTTGTTTACTGTTGGATCATTATAACGATTCTTGAGCTGCTTGACCATGAGCTGGTTCATGGCTTCTAGATCCTCGGTACTGATCAGAGCAAACATAAAGTCTACTGTGGCTGGTAGGCCAAAGCTTTCGCTAGTATCAGTCAATTCGACTTCGGTATTACCATAGCCTCCTCGAGTGGTTTGTGTAGCACTTAGTATGGGCACGTCGTATTCGACAGCCAACCCTCGAAGTTCTTCGGCGATGCTTTTGACCAAAGTATAACTGTTGATGTTAGCTCCGGCCTTAAATCTGGAACTAGCACAGATATTCAGATAATCAATGATAATAATGTCAGGCCTGATGTCACGTTTGAGTTGCAGCTCTTTAAGCAGATTTCTAAAATGACCAGCATGTGCACCCGCTGTAGGATACTCCTTGATGATTAGTTTGCCTGCAATGGTTTCGTTTAGTTTGGCTACACGACTTTCAAAAATAGGGCGCGGCAAATCTTTTAGATCATCCAAAGTAATGTTCATTAGATTGGCATCAATTCTTTCGGCTATGCGCTCTTCGGCCATCTCTAAGGTAATGTATAATACATTCTTATTCTGTGACAGTGCAGATGCTGCTACATGACACATGAACAAACTTTTACCTACACCAGTGCCTGCTAATACGACATTTAAAGTCTTATTAGGTAATCCACCATTGGTAATTTTATTGAACAAATCTAAGTCAAAGGGGATACGATTTTCTACTTTATGATAAAAGTCAAATCTGTCTGCTGCATCTTCTATGTAGTCATGTCCTACTCTATTATCAAATCCAACTGCCAGCGCTTCTTGCAGTATGGTTGGTATACTGTCCTGGCTGTGATTTTTGTCTTTGCCATCAATGATGCCTATGCTGGCTAATATGGCATTGTAAACTGCACGATCCTTGCAGAACTTTTCTGTCTCGACCAGCAACCAATCTGGTTGTACATCCGATGGTTTAAGTTCCTGTACCAGACCATACTGTTCTTTGTATTCATTTTCTTTTAGATTGCTGCTCTGTAGTTCAATGACTAATGCATCAGTATTAGGAGCAGCATTATAATTTTTATAGAACTCATTAATTATGTTAAAGATATTTCTTTCGGATTGATCGCGAAAATATTCGTCTTTTACGAAGGGCAAGACTGCCCTGGCATACTCGGTATTGTGAATCAAACTACTTAGGATTAGATTTTCTATCTTCATCAAAAGCTATGGCCCTTTTTAATAGGTCGGTAACAATGTATTGTAGCACCTGATTAAAGGAATCTCTATCAGCATTTTCTGGATCGGTGCCTTCGGTAATGCTAACAAAGCTAAAATCAACTGCTACGGCTTCGGGCACATCGAAATTAAAATTATTGAAACCAATGGTTGTTTCTGCAAACTGCCCACTAGTAATTTTGACGCCCCAGGCCTTTTCCTCGAGCTTCCAGGGATCATAGCTCACTTGCATTTTCAAACTCCTCGTCTAGTTCCTGAGCACTAAGATCGGACTGCACCAGGCTTGTACTGCTAATCTGATATTGGTTTGTAATATATTCACGGAACTCTTTGCTGGTCAGAATAGGCATCCAAAACTCTTTGGTATAGGTATCTTTCATTCTGTATTTCTGTTCGCTACCTTTGTGTGCATACCAGCCATTGGTAGGTTTAACAACAAAACCGCCCTGCATGGCTACATCCAGCAGACCAGACCATTGGCTAATGCCACCGTCAAAGGTTACTTCTACAGGTATCTTGCTCTTCTCACGAACATGACGACTCTTTTCAATGTTAATGATAAAGTTATAGCCGACCAGATCAGTGCCTTCTTTTTCCTGCTGTCGACCAATAATATAGATGTTGTCAGCACTATAATAAACACCAGTTCCGCCAGACACTACATCTTTGGGAAACATGCCAATTTCTTTGTAGGTATGGTTAACTACAACCATGGGTATGTCCTTGATGGTCAGATGTGGCGTAACCATTCTAAATAGACTCTTGAGCTGCTTGGCTCGACTCATGTCAGCCACACTCTTGCCTTCTAGAGCATCTTCTACTTCTTTTTTACTGGCTAGGTTACCCACTGAATCAACGATAACAATAATATGATCGCCACGTTCAATGTTATTAAGCTGAGCCATACTGTCATGCTTGAGCTGTTCAATATCCGTGATGGGAGTGTGGACGACCCTGCTGGTGTCAATACCAAAGCTGTCAAAATAAGATTGAGGACTACCAAACTCGCTATCATAAAATAATACAACTGCGTCATCATATTTCTCCATGTAGCTCTTGGCTAGCAAGAGCGCAAATGCTGTTTTAAAATGCTTGCTGGGACCAGCAAATACTGTTAGTCCTGGTGTCAGACCACCATCTAGTCTGCCACTAAGGGCAACATTGATCATGGGGACTGAGGTCTGAATCATGTCCTTGGCGCTAAAGAATTTACTTTTGCTAAGCACCTCGGTATCTTTAATGGTTGAATTTTTCTTTAATCTATCTATTAATGACATGGTTTCTCACCTTTTGGTTTTTTCAAAAATTACAGGACCCTGATGTTCAGTTAGAAAAAATGCTGAAAATGCATATCTGTATACGTTGGGTTCATTAAATTGAACAGGGGTTACTTCGTGCAGTAAAAAACTTGGGAAAATTACAGCTTTATTTGATTTAAATGCTATTGTTTTTTGGGCCTGAGGTAATATTAGATCACCGCCCTGCATGGCTGTTGGATTTTCAGAATACCAGAACAGTAGGGTTAGAGCACAACCATCCCTATGCGCCTTATAATAACCTTGGGAGTCATATTGTGCAAACAAAACTGATACCTTTGTAACACCATATAACAGGTGTCCGCCTAATGACCCCTCAAAAGAATGGAAATCAGGGTGAAATATAAATTTATGAAAATATTTCTTGAAATAAGAAAATTCATCTTCGTGGTTCATGTATAAATCATGCAAGAAAATACTATGTTTATTCTTTGCCAGGCTTTCTTTTTTACCGTCTTTTTCAATAGCTGATGACGACATGTCTTCTTCTTTGACATGTGCATTACTTTGAGTAATCAACTGTATTTCAAGGGCAACTTCTTTTAGTTCCTGCGGCGAAAAATAATCTTCTATTTCCCAGATAGGAACATCAACAGGTATCTTTGTAACACTCATGCAAACAATTCTTCCAGGCTAGCCTGTGGCTTGGCTGTCCAGCCCATGCCTTCAAGGATGGTATTTAGAGGTTCTAGAAATGCTTTCTGAAACATGATGTCATAATCAATATATTTCTGCAGTTCAAATTCTGGTGGAATGCTGCCAATAAAAGCTATGCAATTTTCACCTATGTGGTTAGGAACCTTTAGATATAAAAATTTAATCTTATCACCTTCACGTATGAGTTCATATTTCTTTTCTAGACTTCGAGCCTTTAAGTGATGGTTATACAGCAGACTGGCCCTAACGTGCATGGGAGTACCCTTGCGATAGATCTTGGCTGCATCTGAATATTCACCCAGCCCATTGACACCTCTGGGGAAGGCTATGGCTTCGGGTCTGAGCTGTCGGAACTCCTCTTCGTACTCCTGAATAAATTTTTGAAGCGTTGCTTCAGTCTTTGTAAGCGCCAGACTAACTGCTTTCTTAAGATTCTTACGAGCGAATTCAGGAGTGCTGCTCCTAACAATCTCCAGGCCCATGACTTTAAGCTTAGGCTCAGCATAGCTAACACCTTCGTTATTATAAACATTTAAAGCATACCTTTTCTTGGCTACCCAAATGCCTCTATCAGCAATGGCTTCACGCTTGAATGATATCTTCTTTTCATAGGCATTGGTATAGGTAGCCAGCTGATCGCAGGCCTTGTTAAGAACTTTTTCGATCTTTTCTGCGCAGATCTTGTCCAGGATATCAACAATCTTTTCCTTGGGCAAGTCTTTATAGAATTTCTGCACCAAAGGATCCAAAGTAACATAACAAGAGTCTGTATCCGAATAAAAACTATAATCAATATTCTTGGTACCACAGATCTGGTTCAACCAACGATTTAATTCTAAGCCAACAGTCTGGATAATGTATTGTCCGGTCAGTGTAATGCCTTCGGCTATTCTGTCGTCATAGTATCTAAAAAACTCATTGCCCCAGGCGCCAAACAAACTATTGAGCTGAATCTTTCGAGCCATTTGAAAGTTATTAAACTTGGCAATCTGATTCTGATGAAATGGCTGCTTGGTCAGCTCATATTGCTTCTGAGCTTCAATCATCTGCTTCTTGTACTTCTGTCGATCATCAAACAACTTTTGAACTATCTCTGGAAACACGCCCTGAGTATCGGTCTTAAAGTTATAACCATTGGCTGTTAAACACAACCCATCTTCTTTTAGGCTATGCAGATCGTGCTTCTGATTCAATAGTTCTTCTATGGTGGTCTGCAAGAAGCCCGGCACCATGGTTTCGGGACTTAGATTATACTGCATGATAATGCTGGGATACAGACTCGTAGCATCAAAACTTACTACCCAATCGTACTTACCAGGTCTGGGTTCTTTAACATAAGCTCCGACAATCTGTCGACCCTTGCGACTGGTGTCACGCTGATGTACTACGATGTTCTTGTTCCAAAGATGATTGTATAAAATGCAGTCCCAGGTTCTAACTGCACTAAAGATATCAGCATAGTTACATTTGGCATCATAGGCCATGGTTAAGATTAGTTCAATAAGCTTCATCTTTTCTTCGAGCTGGTCGACCAGCTCAGTATCGACAACGTTATACTCTACGAACTTTTGCCAGTCATTTTTATAAAAGTCTCTAAAGCTATCATATTCGTCATAGGCTAACTTTTCACGCCCTAGCTCTTGCTTGGCAATGTAGTCTAGCTTATAGCTTTCCTGGGCACTATAGGTAAATTTTCTGTACAGGTCCAGATAGTCTAAGGCGCTGATGCCCATGATGTCGACCGCTAACTGAGACTTCTGCATCTTTTCAATTTCACGATCGTTAACAACGTTCCAGGGACTTAGCTCCTTGGCTGCATCTTCACCCAGAACTCTGCGTATACGATTTACCAGATAGGGCATGTCAAAGAATTCTATGTTCCAGCCTGTGATGATGTGTGGATAATCGGCCTTCCAGAATTCTAGGAATCGTTTTAGCAGATCATATTCGTCACGACATTCTATATACTTGTGATTTTTCTTGATGGGTTCAGCATAACGACTGCCAAAGGTAATGATATCCTTGGTAGCATAGTCCTGAACTGTAATTAACAAAACACTTTCGGCTGGATTACGAACATCAGGGAATCCATACTCAGCAGTAGTCTCAATGTCCAGACTTAGTGTTCGAATCTGTCGCATGTCAAATTCGATTTCACCAGGAAACATTTCGGTTATGTACTGATAGGCATAGTTTAGATTGCCGAAAATAGCGAAATTCTCTACGTCGCCGTATCGTTTTACATAATCCTTGGCTTCGTTGATGCTGTCAAAGCGAATACTATCCAACGGAACGCCCATGAGGCTTCGGTGTTTGGATTCTCGATTTTTGCTGGGCACCCAGAGTGTGGGTTTGAATTCTAGGCGTTCCTGTACGTTTCGACCCTTGTTTACGCCTCGAATCAAAAGTCTGTTGCCGTACTGAATCACACTAGTATAAAATCGCATATAGGGTTCTCCTGAATCCCCACATTATAAATAATACGGGCCACGATGTCAATGATTACATTCTATTATCGGTGAGGTATTAAGTATTTATTAAAGAACACGTGTTTTTCAGAGCTCAAAAGGCTTATTAGAAGGATTTTCAAATGTCTGCAGTTCGAACTGCTTTAGCGTTCCTTCTTGTTATGATAGCAGGTGTTGCTGCTGCGCAAACGACCACTAGCACGTCCACGATTAATACAAATCCAACTACTGGGACTATTACAGGTGTTACATCGACTGCACCTGCACAACCGTTATCGGCTACACCACTAACCATAACCAGTCCGACCAGTCCTACATTAATTAATCAGACCACGCCATCTACTGGATATAGTTCATCTAGTTTGGTGGATACCAACTCAACTTCCAATGCTGTAAGTACGGTAACTACTAACAACACCAGTAACAGTACCAGTACAAATGTTAACACCAGCACCATTAACAGCAACAGCATTAAT